AATAGTTAGTATAGTAACTAAACCGATACGAATCTGTGCTATCTAAATATTCATTGTATAAGCCAAGATAGCCAGCTTTACCAATATACAAATCACGACCTGCTGTACTACAGAAAGCAGTAGGGTTGATGTTTTGCCAAATTGTTGTTCGTGATGCTCCATTTTCTAACACGCCACGAGTATCAAAACAATAGGTATAACCAACAACAGGAAAAGACAATAAATAAAACGCATCTGTAGGATAATAAACAGCTTTAATATTATCTAAGTTTTCTTTTTTCAAGTTAAAAATTAAGTCATCACGGACATTCTTAGATATATCTCTAAAAGGCATTGATTTTTCTTGAATCAAACGCTGTAAAGACTGTACACCTGTTTCCGATAAGAATAAAATATCAGTACCAGCTACAGAAGCCACAGAGTCACGAGCAATACAACCAGTACCTTTAATAATGTCTTGTACTGTTAATTGTGTTGTATCTTGTGGATTTGCATACAAAACAATGTGACGCTTACAGAAAACAATTAGAAATCCATTATGGGACGCAAGTGCTACGATACCATCACCTGTTGGAATAACTGTGCTAATATCTAAATAGCCAGATGTTCCTACTTGCCACTCATTAGGATTTTGTAAATCACTAAAGTAAATCGTTTGGTCATTATCACCAATACCAGCAACCCAGATTCTTCCATAAGCGGCTAAAGCACAATTAGGTTGAAATGTAGTTATATCATATTCAAGCGGTAAGTTACCAAAATCACCTAAACGTTGAAATCCGTAACCACCTTCATGTGCGTGTGTTGATGAACTTAATTTGTGATACATTAATACTGGATTGTTCTTTTGTACAAGCACTGCATGAGACGAAGCCGTTGGACCCGTGCCATATGGTAAAGAAGCTATTTGCCAGTTGTTTCCAGAAATGAATGCTGGTAATATATTTATAACATCTGTCGTTCCAGAAGTTGTTCTCGAAACAGTTGATGTTACAGTAAATGTGTTTGTTGTAACTGCTGTTATTGTATAGATACCTGAAGTAGCTAAACCATCAATAATAGTTAAATAAATACTTTGACTATATGTATAAGGATGCGCCGTAACAGTAACAGTAATAGTTGTCCCTGTTTGTGAATATGCTTTTGCAGAATAAAAGGTAGTACCGTGAACGGAACGCTCGGCTAAGGTTGTTGTACCTGTATACAGTTTATTGTTAGCAGCACTGATAAACTGAGTTCCATCATTCTTAACAAATTCAAAAATAGTTCTAAAACTGCCTGTAGACGCAGCAGTTGTGTTTAATTTTGTCCATCCTTTACGAGCACCAATACGACCATATTTATCAATAACACAGTTATACGCTTCACGAGCATATCCACTCGTAAGCTGCACTGAGGAGTCTTGGATGTTTAATCCAGAGAAACCCGGAGCTTGTAACGACCCAGTTAATAGTTGTTCAGCCATTAAACGTCAATCCAAGCAGCTTCTTCTAAATAACGACCAGATTCTAAAGCAATTGCGTCGCTTAAAGACTGAAGATATAAAGCATACATTTCACTTGAGAGCATAGCGTTGTCTTCGCCTCGCTCCGCCATTCCACGAGCAACTGCTCCTAAAATAACAGGCTCTGCTGGGACCAATAAAACATCTGAACTATTGCTTAATGCTGCTTGTGGATTAATAAGGTTAAATCTAATGCTGTAGGCTTTATCAGGTATTGGATAAATATCTACTTGAGTATCACCATTACTGTTAGTACCATTAAAGTTATAAAACTGAGGTTGTCCGTACTGAGACGGATTCATCAAAAATAACTCATTCATCTTTGATGTGGTTTGTGGCTGTAAAGCATTATCGCTAGTATCGTCAAGTACATCAATTACACGAAAGCGTTGACCAGACCCTGCTAATACATAGTTGAATAAACTAGGAGTTGTATCGGCTGTAATAGTCGTGCTTAATGCGTTCCAATTGTAAGCGTCTTCTACCTGACGTTTAGAATCGTTAACATATTCACAAATTAGTTTAGAATAGATGTTATCTGTTACCGAGGTGACTTCACGTTCTCGAAGTCTCCTAAGCACAGAATTAACAAGCTGCAAGTATGTATAAGACATAGAGTCCTTATTTAGTGGTATATTGTACCATAATTATACTTAAAAGTCAAGTAAATTATTTAGTATTTGCTGATTTAAGCGCTTCTATTTGAGCGGCTACTTCCCTGTATTTTCCGTGGTTTTCAATTGTGGTGGTGAGTACGGTAGCAAGGTCAACGGGGGAGCTGAGGTTATCAGTATTTGCGGGATTTGTGGTTTCACCTGTGGCAGAGGCGTTGTACAGCCTAATAAAACCGTAAGAGACAGGACTGCCGAACTTAGCATTCCAAGCATCAATATCCTTTGTATACGCAGCGCCACGAACTTGTTTTTGATAGCCAACATTTTTTACTTGCTCCTTCTTTACCTGTTGAAAATAGTCAGACGCAGCAAGGTCATATTTAGCCTTATCTTGCGCCAAAGCTTCTTGATAAGCTTCTTTGTCTTTTGCAATCTTTGCTTCATAATAGTTCTTTTCGTATTTGTGACCAGCATAAACACCTCCACCAAAAGCTACTGCTATTGCCAAACCAATGGCAATTAACGAATTAAACCCACTTAATAACCAACCCATACTACCCTCCTATACAGCGGACATATTCTTCTTGTCTGCGTTTGATTAAGCCGGGAAATATCTTACCGCCAGCCATGGTCCACTTTAAAAGCTCTTTACAGGCTCCAGCATAATCTCCTGAATTAAGCTTCTTATTAAGAGTTGATGAACAAAATGCACCAACTCCAACATTGTAGGTAAACGATGCGTATGCATCTAGTTCACCTTGGGTGATGGGAACTTTAATACACTTCACCATTCCCTTAACGTGCTCAGTAGCACTTTCTTGAAGCCTCACCAAGGCTCTCTCAGGGGTCGTGGTGTCTCCCATTCTAACTCCCTTAGTCTCCCCGTATCCTATCGTGGGAATGCCTCCTACGTCTCTGTACGCCATTGCACGGTAGCCTTCAAAGAAAGCAATCCCTGCGATGGCTGCACTGCTGATAGTTAAGGCTGCTGCTACCTGCCTTGCTCTATCGTTCATATATCTTTTTGAGCTACTAACCTAGCTGTAAATGCTGCAGCACAGAAGAAAAAAGCTAATAATGCAAATAACGATCTGGGCATTGTGTCCCAGTATAGCGGAAGTATTGCTTCGCATCCGCTAAGGAAGGCGGCTAATAAAATAAATCTTATCGACCACGCTTCCTTTAATATTTCTCTCCAATTGTGATACAGTCGCAATTAACGACCTCTACCAGAAGATTTCTTCATTGGTTTGGACATCTTTGCCTCTGACATTGCAATAGCAATGGCTTGCTTTGGGTTTTTAACCAAAGGACCGCTTTTACCACCAGAATGTAATGCACCTGTTTTGTATTCATGCATTACTTTACCAATTTTAGCTGATTGTTTTTTAGTTGCCATTTAACTACTCCTTTTAACAGTTCCAGTTTTTTAATGAGGCTCTTGCTCTTTCAGCAGGACCTTTAGCTTTCTTTACAACTCCTGTCATTCTGGCGCAAAAAGAGGCTTTTCTACCTTTGTCTGCATCAGATTTAGGATTAGGTGCTGGCGCCTTCAAGTTGCTACCATTCTTGGCGTTGTATTCAGCACGAACTTTGGCTGTCATTCCTGGGCCTTTATTGGTAAGATTATTAGTTTTACCTTTTCCTGTTGTTTTATTAGGAATAGGCTTATCGTGTTTAGCCATTATTTTTTCTTTGCAGTCTTAGCAGCTTGTTTAAAGTCTTTGGCGCTAGGAGCAGCTTTGCTACCTACTTTGTTCATCTTTTCGCCTGAACCAGCAGCTATTCTTTTTTGTTTAGCATTGATGTTAGAATAAAGTCCGGGTTTAGTTGCCATGTTATACTCGCTCCAGTTCTACCGTTAAAATAATGTTAATTATTGATCCAGCTTCGCTAATAGCAGAGATTGTGTCTCCCTCTGACATTGCAATATAGCTACCACTAAACTGAAAAAATGCTTTTGATCCTAACGAATGTTGATTAACAATATCTATTTGTGTTGAACTACTAGCAATATTCCAATGAACACTGGTTGTTTTAGTTCCAGAGCCTGAATTATTAATATATACTAGTACTAAGTTTCCAATGTATCCTGTAGGAACAGTGTAAAGAACTGTATTAGTATTTGCTACTAAAACTTTACCGATTGATAGTTTTTTCATTTAAGAGTCAACAAATATAAAGTTTCTAAATACTGACCAACAATTTCATCAAGAATATTCTGTAGTGCTGTATCTTTTTTGTCTATAATTTCATATCTAGCATTTTCAATCCATGATAAATGTTTTTTCAATATTTCTATAGGTGATTTAGAATAAGTATCTTTTTCTTCTAAAGTAGGTATTTCAACACGACCATGACGACCTTGATACTTTTCAACAAGACTGTCTGTCAATTCAAGAATGTTGTCATAAAACTCGTTTAAAGTTTTGTGTTCAGAAAAGCTTAAAGTAGCCCAGTGTTGTCTGTGGGCTGTATCTCGACTGAGTAAAAGTAAAGCAATTAATTTTGCAAACATTCTTAATCCTATATGTGTTTAAATAACCAGTCTTTGAAGATAGTCAGAAAGACCACCACACCAGATGTAATAAATGCAATACCACCTAAGAATCCTTTATACCGAGTCATTTCATTCTTAATCTCGTGCATAAGTCTTAGTAGTTCTTTGTGGTTGTCCTCAAGTGTGTTCACTTTGGACTCAATTACAGCTATTCTTTCTATGTGGTCAGTCATAATTCACCTATTATGGACGAATCATTTCTGTCCATGACTGAGTAGGTTCGTCCCAAATATAGAGCTTTCCGTCAGCAGGGTAAGGAACAGGAGCTTCCCATGTCCAAGTCTCTACTCGTAAAGACCAACTTGGGTAAGGCTGTTGTGCATAAAACACATCATTTGCACCATCATAAACATAACCAAGACCAGCATAATTACCACGCAAAGCAACTCCGCCATCAGGTTGTCCTTCAGGATTATAATGAACATTGCCTTTTGTATTATAAGAAGTTTGAACCCATTGACCGGGTTGTGTTGCAATAAAATCAGCATCAGCAACAATAACTAAATCTACAGTAAATTTGTTTTCTGTGCTAGTTGGTACTACTCGTGCGTAATGTGCCATTTTTTTTTCCTTTTAAGCCGTATAGCTTCCACTTGAGTTAAATGTAATTATAGTATTTGAACCGTTTGTTGTGATAGTTGGTGAGCCTGTTGTTGTTCCTGTATAACTTGCAGTAGGCACAGAAATGACAATAACTCCTGAACCTCCTGTACCCCCAGTACTACTATTTCCACCTGATCCGCCGCCACCAGTATTGGTAGTTCCGTTATTTCCAGCTCCAGTTGAATTTCCTGATGCACCCCCACCTACGCCACCTGAACCAGCAGGTTCGCTAGTGTCAAAACGACCACCACCGCCACCACCGCCACCAACATAATAAGTGCCACTAGAAAGCTGTCCAGAAGTTGAGCCAGTAATAGAATTTGCTATGCCTGCGCCACCATTTCCTGCTGGACCAGTATTTGCATTTCCGCCATTACCGCCCACTGCACCTGCACCACCGCCGCCAGCATCAGGACAATAACCTGCGCCAGATGGACCACCTGCGTTACCACCAGCGTTTCCTTGTCCTGCAGTTCCTGCTCCGCCTACGCCACCAGCCGAATTTCCCCAACCAGCACCACCACCTGAACCACCAGCAACACCGCTATTTGCACCACCACTACCAAAACCACCACCACCGCCGCCTACTGCCGCAGTAAGACCAGTAATAGTTGAGTTTGTGCCGTTTGTTCCTACATTTGTAGCTCCACCAGCACCTCCGCCACCAACGGTTACAGTATAAGTTGTGCCGCTTGCAAAATTAGTTGTGCCTGAAACAACGCCACCTGCGCCACCACCGCCACCGCCATTATTTCCTTTACCGCCACCGCCAGCACCAGCAACAATTAAATAACTAGCTGAATAACCTTTAAATAAACTACCCGAACTAGTAAATTTGTGAATTGTTTTTCCACCAGATGAAGTTATTGTACCACCAATAAATTGTTGTGAACCAGTATAAGAAATAATAACTACGCCTGAACCACCACTACCATTAGCAGGGGCAGGAGTACCCGTATAAACACAAGCCCCACCGCCGCCACCACCCGTATTAGCTGTTCCGCTAGAACCAGCCGTATCATAACTTGCTCCTGAAGCACCGCCGCCTCCCAATCCTCCTGATACAGAACCAGAACCACCGCCGCCTGTACCGCCAGCACCACCGCCAGCATAGTAAGTTGCAGTCCCTGTTATAGAAGACTGAAGTCCTATACCACCTGCACCGCCAATGCCGTTTTGTGGGCCAAGTGCCTGAAGAATTTGCACCAACGCCTCCTGCACCACCGCCACCAGCAGTAGCACCAGAACCATAAGGAGTTCCGCCTAGTGAAACACCAGCATTATTACCTTGCCCTGCAGTTCCAAGCCCCCCTGCCACATTTGTTGATTGGTTATAACCAACTGAAGAACTACCACCAGAACCACCAGTTGCGCCTTGAGTTCCGGGATTTGAATTAAAGCCGCTATGTCCACCACCAATTGCTGTTACCGTAGTTAAACCAGTTCCACTAAAGACAGAATCGCTACCATTTGTTGAATTTCCGCCATATGTTGCTCCTGAACCTCCACCACCTACTGTAATTGTATAAGTTACAGTGCCAAGCAAGGTTGCTGTGCTTTCCAAATATCCACCAGCACCACCAGCAGCCATAGTTGCTCCACCACCGCCAGCTACAACTAAATAACTAGCGGAAACGCCAGAACTACCAGAAGTCCAACCAAAAGCCGCTAAGGAAGCTGCACCAATTTTGGATAGTCTAGGCATTATTTAAACTGAGTTACTGAAGCTAATACCGTAAATGTTGCAGAAGCTGTTTTAGTAATAACATAGTTATAAACATCAATTCCGCTTGCATTTCCTGAAGTTGGTGCTGTGCCGCCTTGCCATTTAGGAGTTACCGTTGTGCCGTCAATTGTGTAAGCATTGTTGTAATAAGCCGTAGTTCCTTGGGTAACCATAAAAGTAACGGCAATCGTATCATTGGTTGACATTAAGGTATTTAAAGAAGTACCGCTTGATGCTCTAAAGTTAACAGTCCAGTTTGCACTTGCATTACTCGTGTAATACAAAACAGATTGGGTTGTTACATCATAGTTAATCGTACCTGTTGCCGCAGTTGCTGAGACCGTTGATGGCTCAATAATATTAGCTGTTTTAAAAGCACTAACGCTAGACGTGCCTAAAAAGGTTTGTAATGCTG